CCAGTCCGCGTTCCGACAGGCGGTGCCTATGGTGACGCCACGCAGCTCCAGCAGGCGCAGCAGGGCGCGCCCATGGCCGCCTCTCCGGGCGGCGCAGGCCAGGGCTCCCCTGGCCTGCTGGCCGGGATGGCCGTGCCCTCCGGGCCGGGCCTGGCTGCGCCCACACAGCAGCCGGGTACCCCCGTCACCACCGGGGCCGCCTCCGGCGCTGGCGCCGGGCCGGAGGCCCTGGGCCTGCCTGTCCAGCAGGACCAGGACATGAAGGCCCTTGTGGCCTATTTGCCCGTTTTGGAACACATGGCGAACCAGCCGGGAGCCAGCGCGTCAGCGCGCAACATGGTGCGATACGTGAAGAGTCAGGTGTAGCCATGGAGTGGTTTGATCGCCTGGGCGCGATGTACCAGTTCCTCAACGACACTCCGGCCCTGGCCCACGACATGGCCACCAAGGGCCCACAGACGGACCTGGGGTACGCCTTGGCGTACGGGCTCCAGAACACCTCCGCCGCCATCGACGTGTACCCGGCGGACACCCAGACCCTGGCGGGCTGAGCCTTGGGCCTCGGAGATCTCCTCAAGGACGCGGGCAGCATCGCCAAGTCCGCCATCGGCGGCACGGCCAGCGGCCTCAATTCCGTGGACAAGTACATCAATCCGTTCCACGTGGAACAAGGCTCCGCCAAGGACCCGAGCAAGGCGGGCGGCAACAGCCCGCTGGGCAACGTCCTCAACCACCAGGTGGAGACCGCGTCCAAGGCCCTGAACTGGGTCTACGACAACGGCATCTCCCAGCCGCTGTCGACCACCCTCATGGTGGGCGAGCTCAACGGGGGCGCCCTGAAGTCCAGCAACTGGTCCATGGCGTGGCACGCCGCCGAGCACATCTCTCCCGCCCAGGCGCTGTTCCTGGGATCGGATGACAACGCCACCGCGTCCACGCAGAAGGCCGTGGAGTCGCCGCTGGAGTACTACAAGCCGGGGTCGGCATATCTGCCGCCCGGCTTCGACAAGCTCCCCGAGGCGCAGCAGCAGGACTTCCTGAAGAAGGCGGGCATGCCCGCCGTGGGCAACGCCTACATCAACGAGCTGCGGCAGTCCAGCAGCATGTACAAGTACGCCACCGGCGTGGGTGACCTTGCCTTGCGGTGGTGGGCGGATCCCACGATCATCGCCGGTCGCACCGCGAGCGAGATCCGCAAGGCGTCCCAGGTCGTCAAGCGCCCCGCGGCCGGCTGGGCCGCGCAGGACTACGACAGGATCATGGGCTCGTCCACGATGGACAAGGCCATCGACTTCATCTACACCAACAAGGACAACCCACAACTGCTCAACAACCTCCAGATGGCCAAGAACTCGGCCCTGGGGCCCCGCTTCGGGGCGATCGCCTCCACGCTGAAGTCGGCGGACGAAGTCCACGACTTCCTGCGCGTCAGCCTCGGAGACGTGTCGGCCATCGAGTCCTTGCAGGGCAAGAACGCCCTGGCGGCTGCGCGGATCGCGCAGGACACGAGCCGGTACTCCGCGCTGGACGCGATGTACACGCGGTACGCCAACGTGGGCAACGGCCAGATGACGAATCTGGTCCAGCAGCAGATGAAGGACCTGACCGCCCGCGTCAACGCGGACGAGTCCTTGGTGTCCCGGTACAACCAGGTGCTGGGACACGCAGGTGAGATGGACGAGGTGAACCTGTCGCGCTGGAGCTTCGCTCGCGCGCAGGAGCGCACCGACGCCCAGGCCGGATACCGGGCCAGTACGGCCCGTGGCAGCACGGCGGGCGCCCTGGGCCGCCGCGTCACCGTACAGCCCACTCCGATCTTCTCCCGCGGCACGACCGCGCCCGTGGACCTGGGGTTCACCAAGACGCGCCTGTACGGCGCCGGGGACTTCTTCTCCACGCCGGTCACGATGGTGCGTTCCTTCGGGAACGCCCGGCCCAACGGGTACATGCGGATCGATGACATCGATCGCGACAGCATCGCGGAGCTGCGCGGGCAGCTCGCGCGGATCCCGGGCATCGACAACCAGACCCGGCTGAACATGCTCAACGAGTACCTGAAGACCGGAACCGAGGGCGAGCGCCTGGCGCTGCTGAAGGAGATCGGCGCCACGGGCGCCGCCAAGGTGGCGGAGAAGCACGGCTTGGAGCCCGAGGCCGGGCTGGAGATCTACCAGGAGCACCTGAAGCGCCAGGTGGGCGAGATCGACAACATGAAGCGGTACTCCGCCGCTTCCAAGCCGATCACCACCCCGGACGGGACCCTGGCCCAGGTCAAGGTGGACGAGTTCATGACCGACGGGGGCAAGTTGGTCGTCCACCCCAACCTGGTCACCCGCCTGGCCAACGACCACGTCTTCCAGGACCTGGACGCCATGGACAAGGTGCTGGCGCGACACTCCAGTGCCATCAGCGCCATCCGCCAGACGAAGATCGGCAATCCGGACTGGATGCTGGACGCAGCCGACTACATGACCCACATGTTCAAGTTCGGCACCCTGTTCCGCCTGGGCTACATCCCCCGCGTGGCCGGGGACGACCTGGCGGGCCAGACGGCCCGGCTGGGCGCGGCCAGCATGGCCCTGCGCGTGGGCTGGGGGGTGCGCAACGGCGCCACCAATGCGGCCCTGCGCTACACCCGCCCGCTGGCCGCGGCGAGGGCCGCGACGGCCCAGGAGGGCGTGAAGTACGCCGAGGAGGGCATGGCCGCCCTAAAGGCGGAGATGGACCCCCTGAGGGCCCAGATCCAGGGCCGCAGGGCGGCCACTCGCGCGGATCTGACGCAGGCGGGCCGCCGCCTGGCCAACGCCAAGGCCAAGCGCGCCGCGATGGACCCGGCGGTGACGCCGGCCGCCAAGATGTCGGCGATGGACCAGCTCATCGCCAAGCACGAGCAGGCGGTGGCCAGGGCCACCCGCGGCATGTCCACCGCCGTGGGCGCCAAGAACATCAAGCTCCAGGATCTGGAGGCCCACCACGGCTTCCTGGACACCTATCGTCAGCTCCAGAAGAAGGCCGCGGCTGAGGCCACAGCCGCCTCGAAGGCGCCGAAGGTGATCCAGGGCAGCCGGCCCGTGGATCTCCGGGAACGCGCGCGCGTCGCGAAGGTCGGCCCCCGCCTGGGCCCCCGCCAGGGGAGGCCGGTCTACGCCCCGGCCGCCTTCGACGGCAAGGAGGGCGACTACTTCTACAAGGCGACCAGTTCGGACGAAGCGCTGGGGCAGATCTTCGCCACCAACAAGCAGTTGGTGCACGGGCACCTGATGCGGTCCTTCGACCACGGCGGCAAGGCGATCACCGCCGCCGAGGACGAGGCCGTGCACGCGACCTCCTGGGCGCACGCCATCAACGCCCAGTTGGTGCAGGATCCGCTGGCCATCCAGGCCATACGCGGGGCCAGCGTTGAAGACCTGACGAAGTGGCTGAAGCAGACGGCCGAAGGCCGCGCCTACCAGCGCCGCATCGGCCTGTCGCCGTCGGCTGCCGCAGGCGCCACCGGAAACCGCATCATTGCCGACCCGGAGGAGCTTGCCAACGCCGCCTGGCACGACGTGGCGGAGTACATGCCCACCCCGGAAATCAGGGCCAAGGCCCTGGAGCCGGACGGCGTGAGCCCGGCCTTCCTGAAGGAAGCCATGCCGATGGCGCACCGCCCCGACGTGCACACCGGGCAGGTGGGCGGAGCCCAGTCCCGCTACAAGCGGGCCCTGGATGGCGTGGTGGCCTCGTGGTTCAACGTCGCGGCCAAGATGCCCGCGGACCGGCTCAGCCGGCACCCGCTGTTCAACCAGCTGTACGAGGGCCACATGAAGACCCTGGCCTCCCAGCTGAAGAAGCAGGGCGCGTACGACACGACTGTGGCGGGCGTGGAGCAGATGGCGACCACCGCGCGCCGGCTGGCGCTGCGGGACACGCGCAAGCTGGTCTTCGACATAGCACACAGGTCTGACGCCGCAGCTGCGCTGCGGTTCATCTCGCCGTTCATGGCGGCGACCACGGAGTCCTTTCAGCGCTGGGGCCGCATCATCGCCGACCGGCCACAGGTCGTCGGCTACGCCAACAACTTCTTCAATGCCCCCATCGCGTCCGGCAACATGCAGGACGCCGACGGCAACGACGTGTCCAAGGACGGGTACTCGTACACGATCGACCCGGCCACGGGCAAGGCCGTGAAGAAGCTGGTCCCCAAGTCCGAGCGCTTCATCGTGGCGCGGATGCCCAAGGCCCTGCTGAACAACCCGGTCACCAAGTACACCATCGGGACGACCTTCGGCATCGAGCCGGCCAGCGGAAAGCTGAAGCTCAGCCAGAACAGCATGGACCTGGTCACCCAGGGCGACCCCTGGTTCCACCCGGGCGTGGGCCCGATCGTCCAGGTCCCGGTGAACATGCTGGTCAAGGACAAGCCGAAGCAGGCCGAGCTGGCCCGCCAGCTGGGCGTTCTGCCCTTCGGGCCGGTGAACGGCGGAGCCTTCGGCTCCGGTCCCGCCGGAGAGATAGCAAGCTTCTTCGCGCCGTCCACAGTCAAGAACTTCCTGACCGCGTTCGACACCTCGGACGACCGGTACCAGAACGTCAAGATGCAGATCATGCAGCGCGCCGCGTACGAGCACAGCGAGCTGGGCAAGCCGATGCCCTCGGCATCGAAGATCGCGTCCATGACCAGGGACTACTGGCTGTTCTCGGCGGCCTCGGCGTTCCTCCAGCCGATGGCCACGCAGAAGGCGGACAAGTACCAGTTCTTCCGCGACCAGTACAACGCGCTGCGGCGCGAGAACCCGATGACCGCCGATGACCAGTTCATCGCGCGGTACGGGGAGAGCTACTTCATCTTCGCCCAGACCCAGTCCAAGAACGACTCGGGGATCCCCTCCACAGTCAAGGCCGTGGAGCTGAGCAAGAAGTACGGCGACCTCATCGCCGCCAACCCCGAGCTCGGGGCCTTGGTCGTGGGCCCGGAGGGCAACGGGCCGTTCTCGCCGGAGGCGTACAGCTACCAGCTGAACACCCCGCTTGCGCCGGGCGGCTCGGAGATGCAGCGCTCCAAGATGAGCGCTACCGACGCCATGCTGGACAACAAGCGCCGCCAGGGCTGGAGCGAGTACACCAAGGCTATGAACGGCCTGACGGCCACGCTGCACAACCGGGGCCTGAACTCCTTCGCCGACAAGGGCGCCGAAGACCTGAAGGCGACCAAGGCCGCGTACGTCCAGCTGTTCGGCTCACCGACCATGCCCAACGGGCAGGCCAACCCGTTCTACAACGACTCGTGGTCCAAGGACTACAACACCCTGGACCCGCTGAAGTACGAGCGCCTGATCCCCGGGCTCCAGGCGGTGGCCGACAGCCCGTTGGCCAAGGACCCGACCCGCAGCGACCTGCGGGTCCTCCAGCAGTACCTGGGCTACCGCCAGGGCGTCACGCAGATGCTCGCCGCCCGCAAGGCGGCGGGCGGATCCGGGGTCATCACGGCCAAGGCGAACGCGGATCTGCTCAACGCCTGGCAGTCCGGCGTGGACTCGCTCATCGAGTCCGACACGAACTTCGGGGACCTGCACAGCAGGTACCTGGCCCGGGACCTGGGCTACGACGGAAGTACGGATGTGGCGGCATGACCATCACCAAGGGGACCCCGTCCCCCAGTCCGACGCCTACACCTTCCACGACTTCGGACGCGCAGGCGCAGGCCCTCCAGCAGTTCCTGGCCGGCGCGACCAGTGGCACCACCACGGGTACCGGCAAGGTCTTCATGGGGATGACCAACCCCGGCGCCGGGAGCGTCAGCTCGTTCGCCCCGACGGGAGCGACGGGGCAGAAGAAGGTCTCCAAGCCCCACTGGATGAGCACCGACGACGCCACGGCCCAGTACTTCAACTGGAGCCAGAAGGCCCGGGACGACTTCCGGGCCAAGGGGCTCCTGAGCGGCCTCCTGACGGCCGGGGCGGGGGACCTGGAGGCGTACAGCCTCTGGCAGGGCCTGGTGAACCAGTCGGCCCTGTACGGCTCCCAGAACAAGCAGGTCTCCCCGCTGGACATCCTGGGCGGATACGTCAAGGGCAACAGCAACGGCGGCTGGGTCAAGAACGGTGATTTCGAGACCAACCCGGTCACGGGCGAGAAGCGTTACATCGGCCCGCAGTTCAAGACCACCACGCAGAACCAGGTGGACCTCACCGACCCGGCGACCGCGAGGGCGATCGCGGTCAAGCAGTTCCAGTCCCTGCTGGGCCGGGATCCCGGCCAGGGCGAGATCTCCGCGTACGCCAACGCCCTCTCGCAGAGCGAGCAGAGCAACCCGTCCTCGGCCACGACCACCACGCAGTACGACATGACCACGGGCGAAGCCGTGGGCTCCAACACGGTCACCAGCGGCGGCCTGACGGCCGACGCCCAGGCGCAGCTGGCTGCGGACGAGGTCAAGAAGAAGAAGGAGTACGGGGCGACGCAGGCGGCGACCACCTACATGAACGCGCTGGACAGCGCGGTGGGCCTCTGATGACCGTCTCCGGGCTGGATATCGCCAACTACGCCAAGAGCGCCCTGGGCACTCCGTACGCCTGGGGCGGGACGGACATGCAGACCGGCATTGACTGCTCCGGTCTGCCCTACGACGTGTACGCCCACTTCGGGATCACCATCCCCCGGGTCACCTACGACCAGATCACCCAGGGCTCCAGCGTCCCCGTGGACAAGCTCCAGCCCGGCGACCTGGTCTTCTTCGACACCGACAAGACCAAGAACGGTCCCGACCACGTCGGGATCTACATCGGCAACGGGCAGTTCATCCACGCGCCGAAGACCGGCGACGTGGTCAAGATCAGCTCCCTGTCCGATTCGTACTACATGAACCGTTTGATGGGCTCCCGTCGCATATCGGGCGTGAGCGGGGCGGCCCCTTCGGGGTCCGCCGTCGGGACCACGCCCCAGGTGAAGCTGTCGGCGGACGAACTGGCCGACAACTACGGGATGTCGTACGCGTTCTTCAAGTCCCAGCCCGAGCTGATGAAGATGCTCAACTCGGCGGTGTCCGAGCAGTGGACGCCGGACAAGTTCCAGGCGGAGCTGAAGAACACCTCCTGGTGGAAGAAGAACTCCGACACCGCACGTCAGGCCCAGGTCCAGGCGAAGACGGACCCGGCCACGTACAAGGCGTCCATGGCCGCAGCCTCCGCGCAGGCCCAGGACGCGGCCGTGAAGGCCGGTGCGATCCTGAGTACCAAGCAGGTCCAGACCCTGGCCAAGAACATGGTCAACTACGGCTGGAACGACGCCCAGGTGGCCAATTTCCTGGGCCAGTACATCAACTTCCGGGACACCAAGACGCTGGGCGGCCAGGCGGGAGCCGCCGTCCAGCAGATCAAGACCTACGCCTACGACCAGGGCATCCGGGTCTCGGACCAGACCGCCAAGACCTCGGCCGCATACCTCGTACGCGGACTCACGGACATGACCAAGGTCCAGGATGGCCTGCGCAACCAGGCCATCTCCACGTACCCGGGCTTCACGGAGCAGTTGTTGGGCGGCGCGACCATGCGCGACATCGCCCAGCCCTACATCCAGATGACCGCGCAGGAGCTGGAGCTCCCCGAGACCGACATCGACGTATGGCACCCCAAGGTCGCCGCAGCGCTGAACCAGGCGGACCCCAAGGGCCAGCCGGCCCCCATGAGTCTGACGGACTACCAGGGCGCCCTGCGGGCGGACCCGGCCTGGAAAAAGACGCAAGGCGCCCAGGACCAGGCGATGCAGGTCGGCAACCAGGTGCTCCAGTCGATGGGCCTGGTGGTGTAAATGACCACGCTCGCGCAACTGCTGGCCGGAGTGCGCCAGGTGGAGTCCGGCGGAAACTACTCCGTCGTCAACTCCATCGGCGCCGTGGGCGCCTATCAGGTTCTGAAATCCAACATCCCGAGCTGGACCAAGAAGGCCCTCGGGTACTCGATGACCTGGCAGCAGTTCCGGGACAGTCCCTCGGCCCAGGACAAGGTCGCCGAGGTCATCCTCGGCGGGTACTACAACAAGTACGGCGCCGCCGGCGCCGCGAGCATGTGGTTCTCGGGGCAGCCGAACCCTGCCAGCACGGCCTCCGACGGTGGCAACACCGTCCAGCAGTACGTGAACAAGGTGCTGGCCGCCTCGGGCGGCTCCAGTGGCATGACCGGCACGTCCTCCGTCGCCGGAGGCAGCGGAGGGACGGGGAGTACGGCCGTGACGCCGAAGCTATCCACGGACGAACTGGCCGCGCAGTATGGCCTGAGCGCGGCACTGATCAACTCCAACAGGGAGTTGAAGAGCCTGTTCAGCAAGGCCGTGGCCGGCAGCTGGACCGCCGACCTGTTCACGGCCAAGCTCAAGAACACCAGCTGGTGGAAGCTCCAGCCGGACACGCTGCGGACCTACATCACCGAGAAGTTCACCGACCCCGCCACCTGGCTCCAGAAGAACAAGGCGGCCCAGGCGTCCATCAACGCCCTGGCCGTCCAGGTGGGCCTGGGGAGCCAGATCAACTCCAAGGGCTGGTCCAGCAGCCTCCTGCTCAGCGCCATGTACAACTCCGTGGCGCTCGGCTGGACCGACGCCCGGATCAAGGACTGGCTGGGTACCAAGACCGCCGTCCACGGCGGCGTGATGTGGGGCGAGGCCGGAACGGCCCTGGACCAGATCCACTCCCTGGCGTACCTCAACGGCATGAAGTACACCGGCTGGGCCGTGGGCATGGCCCGCGGCATCGCCTCGGGGAAGGACACCCTGGAGCACGCGGAGTCGGTAATCCGGGCCCAGGCCGCGGCGAAGTACTCGGCGTTCGCCGACCAGATCAAGGCGGGCCAGAATCTCTCGGATCTGGCCGCCCCGTACGTCCAGTCCGTGGCCAAGATTTTGGAGGTCCCGGACACGGACGTGGATGTCTTCAACAGCCACGTGGCCAAGGCCATGACCTCGAACACGAAGGGCCAGGCCATGAGCATCTGGCAGTTCGAGCAGGGCCTTCGCCAGGACCCGCTCTGGAAGAAGACCCAGAACGCGCAGGACTCGGCGATGAGCACCGCGCATCAAGTGCTCCAGAGCTTTGGGATGGTGTTCTAGGTGGCAACGATCAGCACGGGCACGCCGACGGTGCCCGCTCCGACGGGGATCTCCACCCGAGCGACCAGCACGCCCGTGACGGGCGCCACGATCGGCGGGGGACCGACGACGGTCACCGACGTGCCCTCCAACGTCTCGACCCTGAAGTTCACCAACGCCCTGACGGGCGCCAACCGCGACGCCTTCGTGGCGCTGAACAGCCTGTTCACGTCGTACGGGCTGGCGAGCCTGGCCCCGAAGATCTTCTCGTACATCCAGAACGGCTACTCCGCCGACACGATCTCGCTTTTGCTCCAGGACACGACCGAGTACAAGACCCGCTTCGCGGGCAACGACCTGCGGGCGAAGAACGGTCTGGCCGTGCTGAGCCCGGCGGACTATCTGGCCACCGAGGCCAGCTACCGCCAGGTCATGTCCAGCGCCGGCCTGCCGGCCAGCTTCTACGACTCGCCTTCGGACTACGCGAACTGGATCGGCAGCGACGTGTCGCCGACCGAGATCAAGAGCAGGGTGGACCTGGCCACCGTCGCCACCACGGCGGCGGACCCGTACCTCAAGCAGCAGCTGGCGGCGTTCTACGGAGTAGACGACGCCCATCTCACGGCGTACTTCCTGGACCAGTCCAAGGCGCTGCCCCTGCTCCAGAAGCAGGAGGCAGCCGCCCAGTTCGGAGCGGAGGCGGCCCGCAGGGGCCTGCTCTCGGACGCGAACTCGATGATGGACTACGTGAACCAGGGATTCTCGCAGTCCCAGGCCAGTCAGGGTTTCCAGCAGGTCGCGGAGGAGCTGCCGAACCTCCAGGCGCTGGCAGCGCGGTTCGGCACTACGTTCTCGCAGAGCGAGGAGGAGTCCACCGTCTTCGGGACCTCGGCAGATTCCACGGACAAGAAGAAGGGTCTGGCCAGCCAGGAGCGGGCCATGTTCTCCGGGTCCTCCGGCGCAGCCGGAGCCGGGCTCTCGGCCGGGTATCGTGCTACGTAACCTGTCCCGTCAGCGCTAAGGGCCAGAGGGCGCTAGTAACCGGAGCCGCCGGGGATCGTGAGCGCAGCGCAGCGCGTTGAGTAAGAGCGAGTGGCGATTGTGGAAGTCCACACCGCGCACTGCGTCCAGCCTTAGCCCTCGACTCCGGTCGGGGGCTTCGTGCTGTCCCCGGCCAGGTACCAGGTACGCCAGGCCGCCGCAGCGAAGATGGCGGCCACGACGTAGCTCGCTACGCCTCCGCCGAACTTGATGCCACCCACGACGGCTCCGACGGCGATGAACGCCAGCACGAACCCAACCCAGATCAGCAGTGCCTTCTTCATGATGTCCCCCTTCGTTGTGGCGGCAGCGTAGCGCTGCGCCATGGACTCTGGCAGGTGATAGCGCTTTAGTGCTAGCGCTTGGGGCATACTGGGTATGCCAGGAACGACCGGCCCCTGGCCATAAAGGCCGGTAGTGGAGCGCGAAGTCCGCACCCCAGCGGACGAGCAGGCCACGCAGAGGTACGGGAGTGGCAGTGAGCCAGACATACGGCTTCGGCGTAGACGACGAAGAGCAGGGCGAGCCCCAAGCCCAGGGCGAGCCGGACCCCAAGGGGTTCCGGAAGTGGATGGGCGAGGTCTCGGGAACCCTCAAGGAACTCCAGGAGGAGAACGCTCGCCTCAGGGAGTCTCAGCGTCAGACGCAGGTCGCGGAAGCGCTCACGGCACAGGGCTACGCCCCCACGGCAGCGCAGCTGTTCACGGGCACGCCCGACAAGCTGAACGACTGGCTGGGCACCTACGGTGCCGCGCTGGCCAAGACCGACGGCAGCGCCGTCGATCAGGGCCAGGCCCCGCAGGGTACGCCGCAGACGGTCGTCAGCCCCGAGAGCCAGGCAGCCATGCAGAAGATGGCCGCCGCCGGGCAGGACGGAGCCGCCGCACTGGCGGGCGACGAACAGCTGGCGGCGCGTCTCCTCGCGGCCAAGGACGACACCGAGCTCAACGCCATCCTCAAGGGCGAAGGCTCCAAGTACGTCTGACCTGTGCTCTCTCGCCCCCGCTTCTGCGACACCCCGAGAGGGTGAGAGACCCCGATGGCCAACGTCTTCACAGACACCACTGCCATGTCGAACACGGTTCAGGCCATGTTCGACAAGAAGTTCGAGTTCGCTCTTCGTTCCCAGCCCATGTTCCGGGCGCTTGCGGACAAGCACCCGAGCGACCTGACCTCCGCCGGCCAGAGCATGACCCTGTTCCGCTACGCGGACCTGGCCGTTGCCACGGCTCCGCTGACGGAGGCCGTGGACCCGGACGCGGTTGCCATCGGCAACCCGACCACGACCACGCTGACCCTGGCTGAGTACGGCAACCCGGTGCTCCGCACCCGGAAGCTGATGCTGACCAGCATCACCGACGTGGACCCCGGCATCGCGAACATCATCGCGTTCAACGCCGCGGACTCCGTGGACGTGATCGTGCAGACCGTCCTTCGAGGCGGCTCCAACCTGGTCCAGCTCCAGGGCGGTACGACCGCCTACGTCACCAACGCCACCGTCTCCACGGCTGCGGCGACCATGGTCGGCACGGACATCATGAAGTCCCCGCTGATCCGCCTGTCGGTCGCCAAGCTGCGCACCAACAAGGCCGTCCCCAAGCGGGACGGGCTCTTCGGCGGGTTCATCCACCCCGAGGTCTCTCACGACCTCCGGGCGGAGACCGGCGCCGCCGCATGGCGCGACCCGCACGTGTACTCGGCCGCCGGGAACATCTGGGCGGGCGAGATCGGCGCCTACGAGGGCGCCTTCTGGATCGAGTCCCCGCGGTGCTACCAGGCCGTGGACGCCGGTGCGTCCACCACGGTCCGCCGGTTCCGTACCTACATCGCCGGCCAGCAGGCGCTGGCCGAGGCGGTGGCCGACGAGTTCCACATCGTCGCCGGACCGATCACGGACAAGCTGGGACGTTTCCGGCCCCTCGGCTGGTACGGAATGGCCGGGTGGGCGCTCTATCGCCAGGAAGCCCTGGTTCGGGTCGAGACCTCCAGCTCCATCGACGCCAGCTGATCGGGGGCTGAACCATGAGCGGTCTCGATGACACCTCGTACACCACCGTGGCAGTCACGGCGACGCCGTACACCGCGCTGTCCAGCGACTACATGATCCTGGTCAACATCAACGGCGCCTCCGTGGTCAACCTGCCCACGGCGACCGCGGCCAACCAGGGCCGCGTCTATGTGGTCAAGCAGGTCGTGTCGGCTGGCGCCGCCGTGACCGTGAAGACCGTCACCAGCACCATCGACGGGACCGCCGGTGCAACCGGCGTCCTAGTGAAGGCGGCCAACGCCAACGGCTGCCTTCACCTCCTGTCGGATGGCACCAACTGGCAGATCATCTGCGTGCAGTGATGGCTACTTGGACGCTCCGGCCCCCGGTGGTAACCGAGGGGCCGGCGTCCTGGGACAACCGCCTGTTCCTGCGAGTGAAGCTCGATCGCGGGGTCTCCATCCTGGAGGGACCGCCCGGTGCTTTCAGGCTCGCGCGGTTCCCCACCCAGGACGAGATCGAGGCATCGCAGCCGCACTTCTTCATGGGCGGCCACGAGTACCAGGTGGACGACGCCCTGAAGGCGTCGCTCATCGCCAGTGGCGTCGTGTCCGACGCCAACTTCATCGACTCCGGCATGGGCTTCGGCACCGGGCTCTTCGGGGCGGGGGCGTACGGCGGATGACCTTCACTCCGATCTCGCAGGGTGTGCAGCACTGGGACGTGCCGCTGAACGCGGCACTCCAGGATCTCCAGGACCAGGAGACCAACCACGCCTTCGGCGTGGACTCCCACGGGGACCGCGCGTACGCGGCCACGCACGTGGCTGGGACCACCGTGTCCGGGACGGCCGCCAACGGCCGGATCCTGGGCGCCACGGGCGCCACCACGACCTCCTGGGCCGACACCTTCGGCACCGGCCCCTGGGTGTTCAACGTCCGGGCGTACGGCGCCCTGGGTGACGGCAAGTGCGTGACCGACGGGGCGATAACGGCCGCCTCGGCCGTGCTCACCTCCGCCACGGCCGCCTTCACGGCGGGCGATGTCGGCAAGGTCATCCAGATCAAGGGCGCCGCCGCTACGGGCGTCACCTCCCTGGTGACGACCATTCAGGCGTTCACCAACGCCACCACGGTGACGCTGGCAACGCCTGCCAGCACGACCGTCGCGAGCGGCGGCCAGGTGTTGTGGGGCACGGACGACACGGCATCGATCCAGGCCGCGATCAACGCGGCCACGACCTGGGCCCGCGCCAACTCCGGCGCGGCCACCGTGTTCTTCCCCGGATGCCCCGGCTTCTACTGCGTGGGCGGAGCCCTGGTGACCGGGGGCGCCACCAAGGGCAACGGGCAGCTGACGCTGCCGGTCATCCCGGTGGCCGAGAAGAAGGTCCACCTGACCGTCCTCGGCACCTCCGGCGGCTCCGTGCAGCACTGGCTCCAGCAGGTGCCGATGCTCACCGGAGCGGTGGTCAGCTTCGGGGTGTTCACCTCGATCGCCGGCCAGTCGGCCAGCATCACCGCCAACGGCAACCCGTGCCTGCTGTCCGGGCCGCTCCAGCCGGGCGGCTACGGCTCCAGCGCCCTGCTGTACAGCAACATGCAGGTCACCTTGCGGGACCTGAATCTGCTGACCACGCACAGCGCCTACGGCCTGACCTACTCCGCTGCCGACTTCTCCGGGCTGGCCTGTGCCAGCCTGGAGCGCGTGTCCTACGGCACCGCCGCGACCGTGGTCAACAGTGACTACGCCACGCCGGCGCAGTTCTCCACGGGCCTGTCCATGGGCATCCTGATGCCCGCCAACGGCGGGAACGACAACTGCTACGTGGACAACCTGGTGTGCCACGGCGGGTACACCTGGGGCCTGGTGGCCACCGAGCACACCGTGATCAACCGGGCGGTGCTGTTGTACTGCTGGTCCGCCCTGGGCGTGACCGGCTCGTACAACACGAGCGTGGGCGCATCCCACGCGTTCTACGCCAACCAACTCTCGATGGAGAGCTGCTCGAACATCATCTACGTGTTCGGCCAAGGGGCCGCGGGCCTGGGCCCGTTCCTGGATTTCAACCAGATCGACACGGAGATCGGCGCCCCGACGATCCAGGACAACGGTGGCGGTGCGGGTATCACCGCGCTGCTGGGCACGATCCGCCTGGTGGGCCTATACACGTCCGCGAACATCTCGGTGGGCGGATTCCCCACCGGGCTGAAAATTATCGACGGACAGGGCCAGCTGGCCCGCACGGTGAGCGCAACCGCTTCGGTCCGGGTGACCGACGAAACGGTCCTCGGCAACACCACGGCGGGCGGGTTCACGCTCACGCTCATCTCCGCCCTGCGGACCCCGAACAAGATCGCCGTCCGCAACATCGGCAGTGCCAACACCCTGACCCTGGCCTGCGTCGGCGGCCAGACCATCAACGGCTCCGCCACCTTGGCCCTGACGACCGGGCAGATCGCCCGGCTCGTCTCCGACGGCGCCAACTGGTTCACGGTCTAGGAGGACCCATGGGCATGCAGCAGGACGCAGACGAGCAGGACTACCCGACCGCAGACCAGAGTGAGGCCAACAAGTACGCCCCGGCCCCGGTCGGCCCTGCGGGCGACGCGTGCCTGATCAACCAGGACGAAGCCGAGATCATCGAGGCGAGCTACGAGTACACGCAGATCGTGCACGTGGACCAGCCCGGCTTCGCCGAAAGCCGGGACTCCATCCAGGGCGCCTGGCGAGAGCAGGCCCTGTGATGGCCTGCCGGACAGGGTGCAAGACCAAGGCCCATAGCTCGTACCACGAGTGCTTGCGGGACGCGGGCACTCGGACCTACCTGGCCAGCCCCTCCAGGGGCCTGGACGGCACCACGCAGAAGGCGTGGGACGGGGAGCTGGCCGCCTACCGGGCGGCCCGCAAGCAGGGCGTACAGCCCGAAGGCACCACCAAGGCCAAGGTGGAGGCCGCCATGCGGGCCTCCGACAAGGCCGGGGCGGCCTTCGGTCGCGACTTCTCCAGAGCGGATCCGATGTGACGACCTTCGACGGCCTGCTGGCCCGCATCCGGCAGCAGGCCATGGGCTACGCCAAGGACCAGTCGGCGGTCGCCGAGCTGGCCGTTGCCATGGCCCCGGGGGACACGACCTTCACCGCCGACAGCTCCACGGTGTCCAACATCAGCCGCGGTCTGGCGGAGATCGATGAAGAGCTGATCCTGGTCAAGTCCTACGACCGCGCCTCCGGCGTGGTCCAGGTCATGGGCGCCACCAACGGCCGTGGCGCAGAGGGCACCGTGGCCGCCAGCCACGCCCAGCACGCCCTGATCACGGCGGACCCCAGGTTTCCCCGGGTCCGCATGCGCGAGGCCGTCAACGACGTTCTTCAGGCCCTGTATCCCCAGCTGGTGGTCTTCTCCACGACCACGATCAGCAACATCTCCGTGGTCTATGAGTACGGCATGCCCGCCGACGCCCTGGACGTGTGGGCGGTCGCCGACCAGACCATCGGCCCCAGCCAGGTGTGGATGCAGGCGATGAACTACCGGTTCAACCCCACCGCCAACCCCACCGCGTTCCCCACGGGCAGGAGCATCCAGCTGTTCGACCCGGTCACGCCGGGTCGGGCCATGTTCGTGAAGTACACCAAGGCGCCTACGCCGCTGGTCAACGGCAGCGACGACTTCGCTGCCACCACGGGCCTGCCGGAGCGGTGCGTGGACCTGGTGGTCTGGGGCGCCTGCGCCCGCCTGCTGCCGGCGTATGAGGCGGCACGCCTCCAGCAGACCTCCGTGGAGTCCACGGAGCGGGCACCCCTGGTGCCCCCGTCCAGCGCCACCAAGACCGCGCAGTACTACCTGGCGATGTACCAGCAGCGCCTGGACGAAGAGCGGAACCGCATGTTCCAGGAACATCCTCAGACGACCTCGTACGGAGCCTGACATGCCCGTATCCAGGTACTACTCCAGCAACTCGGTTCCGACCACGCTGGCCGGGAACATCTCGGCGGGCGTGACCACGGTCTCCGTAGCCAGCCCGACCGGATACCCGGGCTCTTTCCCGTTCACCGCAGCCATCGGCTACGGCACGGCCACGGAGGAACTGGTGGACGTGACCGCCGCCTCCGGCGGCACGTGGACGGTGACCCGTGGCGTGGACGGCACGTCCGCGCAGAGCCACAGCATCGGCGAAGCCGTCCAGCACGTCACCAGTGCCCGCGACAGCGCGGATTTCCAGAACCACCAGGCCGCTGGCGCGGCCGTACACGGCCTCACTGGCACCGTCGTGGGCACCTCCGATGCCCAGACCCTGGCCAACAAGACCCTGACGAGCCCGACCGTCAACGCGGGGGCGTTGAGTGGCACGTTCACGGGCGCCCCGACCCTGTCGGGCGCGGTGGTGTTCTCGGGGGCTCCCGTCTTCAACGGGACGCCCCTCCTCAACACCGGCGCCGCCCTGGCGGGCACGTTCACCGGCAGCCCGACCCTGTCGGGCAACCCCACGTTCTCCGGGGTGCCGGTCTTCACCGGCGGGCCCAGCTTCACCACCAACAGCGCGCTGTTCCAGCGCACCGCGACGACCAGCGTGGCGTTGCGCACCAACGCCACGGGTGATGCCAACGACCGGTTCCAGCTCGCCGCCGACGGCAAGCACCTATGGGGTCCCGGCAACGCCGCGATGGACACCACGCTGTACCGCAGCGCGGTGGACACCCTGACCACGGATGACAACCTGACCGTCGCGCAGGCGCTGACGGTGTCGGGCAACGCCTCGGTGGGCGGCAGTCTGTCAGCGGCCAACATGAACCTCGGGGCCTGGGCGTCCTGGACGCCCACGTGGAGCACGACCTCGGGCGCGCACACGCCCTCGTACGGCAACGCCACCGTGGGGGCTTTCTACGCCAAGATCGGCCGGATGCTGGTCTTCAGCATCAACATCACGTTCGGGTCGACCACGAACTTCGGGGCCTCGGTCACGACCTCGGACAACTGGATCTTCTCCCTGCCTCCGGGTCTGACCGCTTCGGCGAACTTCGCCGGCAGTCAGAACATCGCCGGGTTCGGGCGCGGTACGCAGTCCGCGGCCAACACCTCACCGTTCAGCGTCCGTGCCGACTCGGGCGGCACCAACTTCCTCCTGGACACCGCCGGAGGCGGCCAGGCGGGCTCCGCCCTGACCAACACTGGCAACATGGACTCGCTGACCCCGTGGACCTGGGCCACGGGCAACCAGATCAGCTTCTCCGGATCCATCGAGACGACCACCTGACATGGCCGGGGTCGTCCACCGCATCCCGTACCGGCTCTCCGGCCGCCTGGCCGGAGGGGCGTCGGCCTCGTACGTCCTCCAGGACATCGACTACGACGTGGCCGTGGGCGGCATCCCGTTCCTGCTGGCCTCCGACGACAACCACCCCATGACCATCGGCCTGGCCCCGGTCCGCAAGGACCAGTTCGACAACAACAAGGAGCCCGGCGAGCAAAGTCTCGTGGGCTGGTGGCTGCGTTCGCAGTCCACCTGGATCGGCGGGGAAGGGCTCCTGTACCAGGACCCGGACCAGGTTGGCGCGGCCAACCTCCAGAACCGCCACGCCATCCAATACGGCCACTCCGTGGGCCTGAACCCGTGGACCAACGGGCAGCTGTCGCTGCTGCGCAGCACGACGCAGCGCATCGCCGACGCCTCGGCGAACAGCCACTTCCTGCTCGGCTGGAACGACGGCACCGACCGCTACTGGTCGGCCGTCGGCTCCGTCCTGAAGAGCGACACCGGCTCCGCCGTCACCACGATCACCTGGGGCGGAGCCAACACCATCCGGAGCTTGACCTCGGATGGCACCAACTACTACGCCGCGGACAACGTCGGCATCTACAAGGGCGTCGGAAACGGCGCCGGAGCCCTTGTGTACAACTCCGGCACGGTCAACACCCTGGTCCGCTGGGTCAAGGGGCGCCTGATGGGCGCCTTCGACAACAAGGTGTACGAGCTGGTCACGGCAGGCCCGGCCCTGGCGGCCGGGGACCTGCGCTTCACTCACCTGAACCCCGCCTGGGTCTGGACGGATTTCGCCGAAGGCACCAACGCGATCTATGCGAGCGGCGTAGCCGGCTCGCAGTCCAGCATCTACAAGTTCGTGCTGGACACCAGCGGGGCCGTGCCGATCCTGGCCAAGGGCGGCATCCAGACTGCCCAGCTCCCGCTGGGCGAGACCGTGAACTGCCTCAACGTGTACCTGGGCACGTTCGTCGGGATCGGGACCTCGCGGGGATTCCGCGTGGGACAGATCGACACCAACGGGGACATCCAGTACGGGCCCCTCCTGGTCACCATCGCCGGGGGCGTGAAGAGCGTCGCGGCCTACGACCGCTTCTTCTTCGTCGGAGGTACCAACTCCATCGACGGATCCAGCGGCCTGTGGCGCGTGGACCTGGGGCAGATCATCACCGACGCCGGGGCCACGGTGGCGGGCTTCGCCTACGCCACCGACCTCCAGGCCCACGCCACGGGCGTCGTCAGCGCCGTGACCAACTTCGGGTCGTCCAACCGCATGGCCTTCTCGGTGGTAGGCCAGGGGGCCTACCTGGAGAGCGCCACGGTCCTGGAACCGACCGGGTACTTCAACACGGGTCGGATCAGGTACTCGACCCTGGAACCGAAGATCTTCAAGTTCGTCACGGTGCGGACCCCGTCCGCCCTGATGGGCTCCGTCACCGCCTCGGTCATCGACCCCGGCGGGGGCGTGACCTCGGTCCTGACCATCTCCCAGGGCGCCGGCCTGGCCATCACCGACGTGATCCTGGGGGCCCCCGCGGGGCCCGTGGAGTGGGTCCAGCTCAAGCTGGATCTGGCCCGGTCCGTCACGGACACGACGCAGGGCGCCGTGGTCAACGGCTGGCAGCTGAAGGCCATGCCCGGCGTCGTGCGCCAGCGCATCATCGAGCTGCCGTTGTCGTGCTTCGACAACGAGTCCGGCCGCAACGGCCAGAAGTTCGGGTACGAGGGCAGGGCCAGCGATGTGCTGGCCGCCTTCACCCAGCTCGCCCAGAAGGGCGACGCTGTGCTGTACAAGGATCTGGCCTCGGACACCTCGGTCCTCGCCGTGATCGATGACTACAAGTACGAGCAGAAGGCCGCGCCTTCGCAGGCCGACGCCGTTGCCGGCGGGTACCTCTATATCCAGCTCCGGACCATCGCGGATGTGATCACGACATGACCTACGTAGGAATGCCCGCTGCGCTTCATCTCGATGCCTTCGGCCGCGAGATCGAGGCCGCCTTCGGGCACCTCCCGTACCTCGTCGGCTCGGCCGCCACAAGCAAGCAGTGGCGGGACGTGGATGTGCGGCTCATCCTGCCCGACCCGGAGTTCGACGCCCTATTTCCCGACCACACCTACCCGGCCCGGCACGACGGGCGATGGGGACTCCTCTGCGCGGCCATTTCCGAACTCGCCCGAATACGCACTGGGCTACCCGTGGACTTCCAGATCCAGTGCATGACGTTCGCCAACGACCGCTTCGCTGGAGAGCGTCACGCCCTCGGCATCCACGACAGGAACGGCCAATGACCTGGCCTCCGCAGCGCGACATCGTCGCCCCCGTCTCCGATGCCGAGCACGAGGCCGTGCGGACGGCCCAGAGGGCCCTCCGCCTCGTGGAGACAGGGGACTTGGACGAGTCCACGAAAGCGTCCCTGAGAGGCGTACAGCGCCTCTTCGGGGCTCCGGTCACAGGTGTCCTGGACCGGGCTACCGCAGCGCTCATCGAGCGCCTGCGCCACGTCTACAGGGAGCCGCAACCATGACCAAGACCCAGCTCATAGACCTCGCGCAGCGAGCCGGCTGGACGGCCGCTCAGGCGGCCCTGGCCCTGCTCGTCACGGAAGCCTCCGGCCTCCAGGCGTGGTGGGCCCTGCCGCTGGCCACGGGCCTGTCGGCCGCGAAGTCCTGGGTGGTGCACAAGCTCGCCCCGAAGGGCGAGTGATGGACGAGAGCGGAGCCGTACTCCTGGAACTCGAACGCCTGCGAGGCGTGGTCAGCACGGGCTTCGCCGAGGTCAACGGCCGTCTGGACGGCATGGCGCAGCGCACCGCGGTCACGGAGACCGACATCGAGAAGCTGGACGCACGGCTGTCGGCCGTGGAGAAGCGCGTCTGGAAGGCCGCAGGGCTCGCAGGAGCCCTGGCTATCGGGTGCAGTGGCGGACTGGTGTTCGTCGCGCAGTCCATGGGGCACTAGGGTGGGGCTGCGCCTAGACAACGCAACAACCCCTGCATGGCAAAGAAAAAAGGCCCCCGCCTCACGGCGGGGGCTTCTCCATAGAACCTGGGGATCGATGTAGTCGGCAGCCTCTCGCCGGACGCCTCCGGCCCAGACGTCAAGACCGTTCTCGATCAGAGAATCGCCCTGGGTCCGGATCTTCTCCGCCAACTCGTGGGCGTGGCGAGCGAGAAGCCGATCGGCCGTCGCCTCTCGCGTGTCCTCATGCTCGCCCTCGCCATAGAGGATGGCGAGCAGCGCTTCCCTCGCAATGCTCACGGGTACTCCGGCAGGTCGATGGCGTCGTCGGCCAGGGCCGGCCAGCCGACCTTGGCAGCCTGCTCCTCCATGGAGGCGATGTCGAGCAGGGGCTCGAACTTCGCCTGGGCCGCCGCCAGGGCGGCGCCGGGGACCCGCACGGGCAGGGTCTGCCCTGCCTCCAGCTGGATGATGCGCTCCAGCTTGGCCCTGATGGTGTCGCTGTCGTCATCGGGCGACAGGATGACGGCGGTCTCGGAGAGGGCGTCCGTCCACTCGAAGCGGACGGGGGTCTTGTTCTTCAGGGTCAGCATCAGTGGTCCTTCTTGTGCTTGCGGACGAGTTCGAGGTAGTGGAGATACGCCTCCGGTTGCGTCAGTGCGATCTTCGTGACGACGGCCTGACACGGCTTGCAGCGACCGCCCGGGGACACATCGTCCTTGACCTCGTCGCACCGGATGCACATGTACCGCTGCTTCGGCAGCGGGGGGACGCGCCTGCGCGTCAGGAACTTCACTGCCCCTCCATGGGTCGAACGTGGGACAGCGCCAGCACGGCGCTGTCATGGGTGATGATCAGGGCGCCGTCTACGGCGCGGACCGAGGCATCGCCCGGGAGGGCGATCTCGTACTGGGCTCCGCCCACGGTGGCGTACGCCACGGCGTACGGGGGACGGCGGGGAGCCGAGACCGGCGTGGCCTTGCAGCAGCCGCACGAAGGCAGACACGGGCATTCGCCCGGCCAGTCCTCCGGGTGGTAACACTCCGGCTCCGCCGGAGCGAACTCGTGACGCCACGCGAGGCTCATCCCGGCGGGGCACTCCACGCAGGCGCCCGCGACATCGTCCGTGTGCGCGTAGCGCTTATGTCCGCACTCGCACGGATCATCCGGAGATGAGCTTGCGGAGTCCGGCGACTCCAGGATCGGATGCTTCGGGCATCCCCCGGCAAGGCGACACGTCTCCACGATGAGCGTGGCAGGCACCAGCGCCAGGCACCCGCACTCGGTCGTGTCGCCAGCGACACACCGCATGGAGTGCCGCGGATGGTCGCAGCCCGCACATGCCTTCCATTTGTGGATCCGTTCATCCGCCGATGAGTCTTCGGAGGGCATCCGCCCCGCCTTCCAGGTAGAGGGAGTTCACGTCATGCCCCTTGGGCATGCGTACGGGGATGGCCCGTACGTCGTTGATCAGCTTCTTGTTCAGGCCCTTGCCGGCCTCGTCCGGGTCTCCGAGGACGAAGACCTTGGCGAAGTCATCGAGACAGCGCCCGAAGTGCTTCTTCCAGGACGTGGCCCCCGGCACGGCCACGGCGGCGATGCCGCACATGGACAGCGTCACGGCATCGAGCTCACCTTCGGTGACGCAGATGGCGTCCCCGGGCTTGCCCAGGTCCAGGACGTTGTAGAGGTTCGTCTCGAAGCCCTCCAGGCCCACGTACTTGCCGTGGGCCGCCTCCTTGCAGTCGTGCTGCTGGAGGCAGCGGAAGCGGGCGTTGACGACGCCCGACGGGGTCAGGTACGGGATGAGGAGGCGGGAACGGTAGCGCTCATAGCCGACCGGGGGCGTCCGTACGACGCCCAGGCGGTACGTATTTGCGACCGCCCCGTTGAACCCCCGGCTCGTCAGGTAGGTCTGGGCGGCGGTATCGGCCGCCAGGTCTCGCTGGGACTGGGACACCAGCAGCTCCAGCGAGCTTCGCTGCTCTGGCGTAGGCAGCCTCACGATCACATCCCTCCATGGCGCAGATGAGGTCGATCGCCGTGCCCCGTGCCTCACAGGAATTGCAGAAGAAGACGCCCTTCTCGATGTTGACCCGCATCGAAGGGCGTCTTTCGTTGTGGACCGGACAGATCAAGTCCTGCTCGCCCCAGCGGTCGCCCTTGAGGGCGACGCCGTACGCCTCCAGGACGGGAGCGAGGGGGATGACTACTCGCACGCCGCTATCGCGGCCACGGCCAGAACGAGGTCCATCCGGACCCATTGGTCCCTCCCCTGGTAGGCGTTGTGCCCTCCCAGGATCGTCTGGTAAGCGGGCATGTACGCGTCCCACTCGGCCACCGACTTGTAGGGCCGCTTGACGACCAGCATGCACAGGCCAACGCCTGCGTTCTCCATCTCGGTCAGCGTCTCACGCTTCCAGGGCCCGATCAGCTGCTTCTTCGCAGCCTTGATCTCGACGCATATCCCCGGCATCCCGGCGACATCGCCCTTGTCCTTGTTGCCCGACAGGGCCCGGCGCTCCGCCGCCGGCCACCAGTTCTGGAGGTAGCGGACAACGGCAGTCTCCGCTTGCGTGCCGGTGGCACGGGACTTGCTCATCAGCAGCACCGCTTGACGTGTCGCTCGGCGACGACGAACGCCCACGCCTGAGTGGCGTGCAGGCCGCCCGAGGCGGCCATGGCTCCGGGGCAGGCGTGGAGCCATGCCCAGTCCAGATCTCCGCGCTTGTACACCACGGCCTGGACGCACTTGGACGGCAGGTCGTGTCCGAGCAGGGGTAGCCGATGCAGATCACTCATCGGATACCACGTCCCCGAGGTACCGGGCCAGGACGCGGTACTCCCGCGTACGGGACCCGTCCTCGGCCCGCACGTCTACGACGCGGGCCATGGCCTCGTACGAGCCCGCAGGCTCGTACGCCTTCAGATTGGCCGCGTGGCCAATGGAGTAGGCCGCGTTGGCGGCCTGCCGGTAGTTGGCCTTGCGGGCCACCACGGCCCAGCTCCGGGGTCTCTCGCGCAGTTGCGCTGCGACAGCCTCATGCTTCAGGCGGTCGGACTTGTCCCGCCCCTTGGGCGGATCCTCGAACTCGATGTCAGGCACTGGCCTCTTCTTTCATGTGCTCCAGGAACCGCTCGCCGATCCACTGGGTGTAGGCGGGCGGAAGCATCTCCACCAGCTCCTCATGGCGGTCCGTCCAGTCGATGCCCATGGCCTTCTGCATCTCCGCCGGCGTGCCCTTGCCTCCGCCCTTGCCGTAGGCGGCGATGTACGGACCCTCCCGGACCACGCCGTGGCGCATACCGCGGACGTAGCCGCGGTGCTTGACGTGCTTCGGCTTCGCCGTGGACCAGTTGCCCAGTTCAAATCGGCGGTGCCGCAGGACGCCGAGACCGAACATCTCCCCGCACAGGACCACGTCCGGACGGGAGTCCGGGTTCTCGATCACGTAGGGCCTGCCGCTGCGCTCCAGGAGCGCCCTGGTTTGCGGGTACAGGTCTGGATGAAGCTGCTGGCGGTGCCTGTTCGTGCCCTTGGTGATGGCCGCCGAGTGCTGGCACGGCGGCGAGGCATGGCGAAGGGTGGCGCCGAAGGTGGTCCAGTGGATGTCGAACACGTCCATCTGGACGAACTCGAACGGGTAGTTCGGCTGGGGGTCGATGTCCACTCCGATGACCTCGAAGCCGGCTCGGGCGTAGCCCGTCGCCGCTCCGCCGGCGTTGCAGAACAGGTCCAGAACCCGCGGCCTACTCACCGGGCCCCCATTTCTGTACGGGTATACCGGCTTGCTCTGCGAGCCAGATCGCGTGCTGCGTGCCGCTGCCCGACGGCAGCGGGAAGGCCAGGACCAGGTCAGCGCCTGCGGCGACCATGTTGCGATTGCGCATGGGCCCTGCGCCCTTGCCGTACGCCTCCCAGGCGGCGGGGAACTTGATCTCCTCCACCTCCGGGTGGGCCTGGGCCCACAGGCGGGCGTAGAAGTCCGCCCCGGTGGAACAGTCCCCGTGTACGAGCACGAAGGGCCCGTGCTCTTCGAGCACTTCCCGCAGGGCGTCGTAGACGACTTGCGGCTTGTCCCACGATCGACTGCCTGTCACGATCACTCGCATTTCGGCACCTTCGATGTCAGGTGCCAGCCGTTGCAGGCTGGGCACTGGTAGGCGGCCCGCTCGTTCTTGTCCCGGCGCGTGCGCTTCTTGCGGATGCCGCTGAGCGCGATCCGCGCTCCGAGCTGATCCCGATAGCGGATCTTCCCGGAGGGGCATGTCACGACATCCCCTCCGCTACGCGGAGTAGGGCGGCGTACTCGTCCGCCCGTGCCTGCACGGTCTTGACTTGCTTGCCCAGGGACAGGGCCACGGGCCCCGTGGCGGGCGCGGTGCGCCACCTGTCGCGCAGCTTCTCGGCCTTCAGGGCCAAGCTCGCCTGCGTGAAACGCAGCTCGGCGAGAGTTAGCGGGGTCACAGCTCCTCCCAGGAGCCGCTGACGTTGTTGTTGATGACGTCCTGGACGGCGTCCCACAGAGCGCTGTCGCGCTCCTTCTCGGACATGCCCTCCCACTCGTCGTCCTCGTATTCCACCTCCTCCTCGTGGTTCGCACCAGAGAAACCGGTGTCCACGGTGATCAGGAAGCGCTTCATCAGTCATCCCCTCCGCCCCAGGCTCCGTACCGGAGCGCTGCGGGCAGTTCGATTGCGTCGCCCACGTACGCACGCTCTGCGTGCAGATCCATGGCGAAGTGATTTTGTGCGTCTTTGTCCGCCTTGGCGTGACGATTCTTCACGCAGGCCACGCGGAGCTGGCCCTGGTCGTCCATCCCGCACGTGATGATCAGTTCCGGGATGGCGGCGACCTTGCCGTGGATGTCCGAGCGCCGTGGGCACGGCCGCTTCGCGGCCGGGCTGTCAGAGGCGTGATGAATCAACAGCACGTGTGCGCCCGTCTCGCGGGCGAGCACCTTGCTCTGGCGCATCAGATCCCGGAGCGTGGCCCACTCGTCTCCGGCCTCGTGTCCGACATCGGACACGATGTCCACCGCGATCTGCTCCGGCCAACGGCCGTGGACCTCCGCGTAAGCGAAGGTCTCCAGCCAGATGTCGTCCAGGGTCGGGTCGGGCCTGAAGTCCATTTTCAGGAAGTCGTAGCTGCCCAGCAGCTCGGCTGCCTTGTCGGGCTGGCTGAACGGCCAGCGCTCCGTCTCCTCCGTGGGCCTGCCGCTGGCGATGGCCAGCAGACGGGCCCGAATGGTCTCCAGGGATGAGTCGGTGCTGAACCCCAGGGTGGGCACTTTCATGCCCACCAGGAGGTTCTGAAGCAACATCGTTTTGTACGAAGCCGGCAGGCCGGCGATCATCGAGACCGATGACCGCCGGAACCGGATGCCCCTGGAAGCCCAGGACGCGAACGGCATGGGCAGCGGCTCGGCCGCGACTTCCTTGCGGCCGACGCTGCGGGACAGGGTCTGCACCTACTCGACCTCGGGATCGATCAGACTGGCGGCGCCGAAGAGAGCCGCCGCCGTGTTGTACTTCGGGTCGGACGGTGTGGTCCGGCCCGCGTCGGCGTCCGCCGACTCCATGGCGGCGTTGCCCTGCTCGCGGATCTTCTCCGCCAGTTCGTGGGCGTGGAGTTCCAGGACGGAATCCATCTTCGCGGCCCAGCGGGCCTCGCTGTACCCTTCGTCGGGCTGGAGACTCAGCAACTGGCCTCTCGCGCTCACCCGTCCACCTCGCCCAGCTCGGACGAGGACAGGCCCAGCGTCACGAAGGACCACCGGTCCTCATCGCCGGTCCGGTAGACCAGCATGGCCGGGAACGGCCAGTCCACGGCCTTGAGCAGTGCCAGCATCCCGTCGGGCTGGATGCCCGACCCGACCGAGTACCAGGACCGCGCCTTGGCGCCGAAGTCCACGGGCCGGAACGGTGAGTGGTACTGAGCGGGGCCATTGTTCCTGGCTCGCATCTCCCTGTTCACGGCACTGACCCCGAGGTCGTTATCCCGCCCGTCGGGGAACAGCACGTACGTAACGGAGGCCATCAGGCAGGCATCGGGTTGAACTGGGCCAGCGCCGGGGCCGCCTGCGGCGAGCAGTACCACGCCTTGGTCGGGGCGCCGAAGAAGTTGTACGCCCCGCCCTTGGCCGGGTTGCCCTTCGGGATGCCCTGGCTCTGCGCCAGGGCGTGCAACTGGTCCTTGCCGCCCGGGTACGGGACGTTGAGGCGGTACCAGCCCTGCGGGGCGGGGTACGCCTCCTTGGCAGGCGCCTGCGCCTGCTGGCCACCGCCCCACTGGGGCGCGGCGGGAGCCGCCCCGCCCTGCTGCCAGGCAGGCTGGCCCGGGTAGGGCTGGTTCGGCGGGGGCATCTGCGGGTTGTAGTTGGGCTGGCTCTGCATGGCCGGGGGCACAGCCTGCGGCGCGGCCGGCTGGCCGACGGCGATCTGCCACGCCGCCCGCAGGCGGCCCGCCAGGGGCGCCACGGCCTCGGCCGCCTCGGCCAGAGCCTCGGCCGTGCTGGCCCGGATCACGAGCATCGATCCGTCGGGCAGCTTCGGGGACCACGTGTAGACGTGGTCCGCCAGGGAGTACGGGTACTCCGGGTACGTCGCACCGCCGAAGGCGGCGCCGTCCTCGGGCTCCCAGCCCTCGGCCTCAACGTCGGGGGCAACGGTGTCCGTCATGCGGTTCTCCTGGTGCTCGATCACTTCGATGACCCGGATGGGTCCCAACTGCGCCTCCAGCAAGGAGGCGACGCGGATGTCCTCCGCCGTCCAGGCGGTCACAGCCTGTCCGGATTGCGCTTCTTGTGGACCAGGCAGAAGCTGCCGGCGCGTACGCCGCAGCAGCACGTGGCCCAGTCGCCCGCAAGCGGCGCGAACGTGGTCGGGTACTGCCTCTGGAAGCCCCCCAGGGCGGCCTCCAGCCGCCTCTCGCGCAGGGCATCGGCGTCGGGACGCACCGCGTCCCACGCGGCCCTGACGTTGGCGTACGCGGGCACGAGCATCCAGCGGCCGTGGCCGCCCTGGGTGGTCCCCGCCATACCCTCGCCGACCTTGGAGGCGGCGCCGGGAGCACGGGTACTGAACGGGCCGAGGACGGCGAGAGTGTTCTCGCCGCCGGTCCAGGCGTAGTTGGCCACCACCGCGAGGCGGTGGGTCCTGGAGCGCAGCTCATCCAGGGCAAGGATGAGCTCTTCGGCGATGTCCTCTGCCGTTTTGTCCTGATTTGACTCATCGGCGAGGATCGCCGTCATGGCACTGATCTCACGGCGTGGGGGCATCAGTGCCCGCAGGGCGGGCGGCTGGTGCCCAGGCACTTGCCGCACTTGTGCAGCCCGGGGCAGTCCACAACCGGCTCTTCCTCCGGGAAGCGGTAGCCGCAGAACGCGACGCCCCCGACCGGGACCGTGGTCGGATAGCACACCGCGCACACTCCATGCGCGGGCTCGCCCGCGTCTTCCTGCTCGGCGGTGATCTCCTCGAACGCCGTGTCAACGGCTGTGCTCACCGCTCCTCCTCCGGTTCGAGCTTCTTGTGGGTCCAGCAGTAGTCCGGGTCCCGCTCTTCGTCCGGCTCCGCCGGCGCGGACTCGTTGCGGACCATGGCGATGCCGACCAGGCAGAGGCCGGTCATGGCCGTGGAGAAGGCCAGCCAGCCCCATCGGGTGCTGGCTGCGGCCCCGAGGCCCACGGTCGCGTTGGCGACCAGGAGGACCAGCAGGCCACGAATCTCGTGGCCCCGAAGCACAGTGGCCGCCCCGAGGGCGGCCAGCAGGGATACGAACACGATGAGCAAAGGGTGCTCCAGGAAATGGATAAGGCCGCCAGATAGGCGGCCAGGAGGGCGAGGACGTACAGGTCAGAAGGGTGGTGACTCATAGTCACTGTGATCCGGGTCGTAGCGCTGGGCCAGGGGGCCATTCACGGCGGCACAGGACGACGACACGTCGCAGATCCTGCAGGCCGCGCCGGGGTTCGCGCTGAACTTCCCGGCCTTGATCTGCTCCCACGCCTCCTGGTACATCTCGCCTACCGCCTCCGGCGTGTAGGCCAACAGCGGCCAGGGATTGGCCAGCGTCCCCGTACGGAACATGAATGCGACGCCCAGCGTCGGAACTGTCTCGGGCCACTTGGCCGCGATCAGCGCGCCGTACGTGGCCATCTGGTCCGCCGACGCAGGCGGCCTCTTCGAGGTCTTCTTGTCCACCACGATCAACTGGTCGAAGACCGGGTCGTGGAACACGACATCGATGTACGCCTTGATTTCGGCTTCGCAACCTGGCAGGTGCCCAGATACGTCCAGTTCGACCGCCGCGACGCCATCCGGCGTCGTCCATATCTCGTAGGGGGCCCGCTTCCTCCAGGCGATGTAGGCCGAGATCATCTGCGGGCCGTGGACGTTCCACCAGTCGATGGTCTCCGCCTTCGAGCTGCGCCAGTGGAACTCGTTGGGGTCCTTCTTGCGCAGCTCTTCGAGCTGATTCGTGAAGCGAATGTTCCACTCTCGCTGGATGGTCTTGGCCGTCCAGTCGATGCCGCCAAGCGGCATGTTGATCTGATCTCTGTCGAAGTCCTCGGTCACTTCGTGCACGGCGGAGCCGGTGGCCAGCCAGAGCGCCGGCTGCTTCGGAGCCGGGGTCATCCGGGACAGAAAATAGGACTTCGCGCAGCGAAGGAGCGTGTCTCGCGAAGAGTGGCTGAGATGGCCGGGGAGGATCATGCCACCCCCGCCCGGCGCCTAGGGTGCGCTCGGTCGTGGGCCCGCCTGCACTCGCGACAGTGCCGCCGGCCAGTCTGGACGTAGGTGTTCCCCTTGTCGTACGCATGCCCTTGCGGGCAGTGCGTCTTCCGGATGTTCCCGTTATTGGCGCTCGTGTCGCCGCGGCGGAGGTTCTCGGAATTGGTCACGGCTTCCAGGTGATCGGGCCGAACGCAGGCCGGCGTTCGACACAAGTGATCCAGGACCAGCCCGTCAGGTATTGGGCCGTAGGCCAAGGTGTACGAGAGCCGATGCGCCCCGCGCATCTTGCCGGCCAGGTAGAACCGCCCATATCCGACGGCGGTACCGCCCAGCCACAACATGCAGCCCTGCTCGTTCGGCAGGGCCACCTTGGCCCAGAAGCGGGCCTGGTCCTTCTCGGACATCTCAGGCTGCAATTTTCCCCTTCCAGGGATGTCGGCCCTTCGGGCCATCGGCCTTCCCCTCCGCGCCTTCGGCGCTGGTCCATCCGACCGCCTCCCTGGCGGTCTCGGTCTCCAGCGCCCTGCGCTGCTTCTCGGCATCGAGCACCGCCTGGTGCTCCGCGACCAAGATCTTGATGTTGTTCGCGGACAGGCCCGTCCTGCGGACGATGACCGACAGGCGCCAGCCTTCGACGGATCCACGCTCGGCGTGGATGGTGGCGGCCAGGGCCGCCCGCTGGTCCTCGTCCTGACGCGCCAGCAGGCGCTGCTGCCGGCGGCGGTACAGGTACCGCTCGTACTGGTCCGTACCGCCCCAGACCCCGAACTCCTCGCCCCAGCTGGTCTCGCGGCACGCGAGGAAGACGGGGCACTCGATGCAGATCTCCTTGGCCATGTCCCAGTGCTTCGCCGGGACGGGTCCCGGCTTGTGGCCAACGGTCTGGCTGCCGGGGTAGTGGAAGGTGTTCTCCAGTTCCTCCGTGGACAGCTCCGCGCACAGGCGCGCGTCGCCGTACGGCGACTTCACGGGGACTCCGGACCGGCGCGCAGGAGCTTGAGCAGCAGGTAGGCCACTCCGCGGACCCCACGTGCGCCTTCGACGCCGATCTGGGATTCGATACTCCGGGCGTGGTCCAGCGCGAGTTCTCGCGCCTCACTCAGCCCCTGCATCCGCCCTCGCTGCTCGGCGGCCTGGATGTGGGGCTCCAGAAGCGTGAGCAGGTCTACGACGCTGCCGCGCTCGGCGGTTCCCACCGTCTTCATGACCTCCGCCTTCCAGGCGGGCTCTTCCTTGCTCATGAGTCGAGCACCGTGATCGTGAAGCCGTAGCCGTAGTAGAAGGGGTTTCCGCAGGACCACGCGACGCTGAGTTCAAGCACGTCGCCCATGTCGGCGTAGATGTGCCAGGTGGTGTATCCGCCGGTGGTGCCCACTCCGGTGATGACGTGGTCAACCAACTCGGGGTGCAGAAGGAAGCTGTCAAGTTCCGTGTAGGCACAGCAGTCGCTGTGCGGGGCGAGCGTGACGCGCTTCCCGCTGTCCAGCACGATTGCGGTACCCGTGGTCGTGCCGTACCACCCCCCGGGGACATCTACATCCCGCTCCACGCGGACGATCCGGTGTCCAACAACCGCGTTGGTCAGGTCGCCGACGTTCTGTTCCATCGTGCCGTCGTCATCGTCTGCACCCAGCGTCTCGGCTGGGTAGTGCTCCGTGCTCATGTCCCTCCTTCGGGCATGCAAATGGCCCATCCGGGATGGATGGGCCATGGGTCTGTGCAGGTCAGGCGGCTACCGCCATCGAGAACCTAACGATGACAGGAGTACTGTTTACCCAAGAGTAAGACGACCCTGTGTCGTGAATGGCTCCAAGAACACCAGGGCGGACATCGCCCGTCATCTCCATCGGGGGAAGTACGACCCGAGACCGGGTCGATGGCACCGAACGCTGGCCCTTCACCGCGATCCGGAGATTCAGCAGACCGAGAAGATCCGCCTTCTGGCGCGGTGTGAACGCGTCCAGCTGGTGCCGCGCGGACGCGGCCATGGCCTGGAGGTCGGCGGCCCGCCTGCCGGCGGTGTCCGCCTCTGCCTGCCAGGCGGTCACTTCGGCCCTGGTCTTCTCCAGGGCCAGCAGCTCCTTCTCCAGGGGCCTGACGGCCCGCTCTACGGCCTTCTCGGCCTCTTCCCGGCCGAGCTTGCGCCGTGCCGCCGCTCTGGCGGCGGTGGTCATGGTCAGGTCGATGGTTTCCTGGAGTTCTTCGATCTGACGGTCGAGTTCGGCGAGGCGTTCCAGGTAGTTGGCGCGGTTGCCGGCGCTCAGTCCCACCCATTCCTCCGCCAGCGCCTTCAGGCGCTCGGCGTCGCCGAGCAGGCCCCGGACCTCGCCCCAGGCCCATGTGTCCAGCAGGTCCGCCGGGACGGCGGGGCAGGCGCAGGTGTTCTTGTGGGTGCGCTTGCGGCACATGTAGTGCTTGCTGCGGCCGACGTAGTACGAGCCGCACAGGCTGTCGATCCGGCCAGAGAGGATGAATCCCTCACGGCGCTTGGTGTGGCGCCGCCGGGGCCGCACCGCGGCCTTCAGTTCTTCGATCTCCTCTTCGGAGAAGATCGGATCGAGCTTGATGGTGACGCCTTCGCGTCCGGTGTCCTTGGTCCTGCGGACTTCGCGGAAGCGGACCTGTGCCTTGTGCAGGTCTTCGCGCATCAGGACGATGCGCAGGTCTCCTCCGGTCCAGGGCTTGCCCGTGCGCGTTGTGCGGCCCTGGCCGTTGAGGTCCAGGGCGGCGGCGTGCCATTCTCCCTCGTTGCCGACGATCAGCCCGTGCGCGATGCGCAGGGTGTCCGCCTCGTGCCTGGTGGCACAGGCGCCGTTCTCGTACGCGCACGCCTCTTTGCCGTCGCACTCGTCAGGGACGAGGCGGGACAGGCCCTTCTTGCCCAGGTTCTCCACGCGGAAGCCGAACTTCGGCTTCCCGCCGGCGTAGCCGCCTTCCAGGGCCTTCTCCTGGACGCCGTTCTGGGTCCGGTTGCGGATGCGGGTGTACTCCTTGAAGGCGTAGTTCGCCTCCTCCCGCATCGCCTCCTTGCCCTCTTCGGTGGTGTTGTCCATGCCGGTCTTGGCGTCGGCGACGAAGATCCCCTGGTCTTCCAGCTCCCACACCCAGGACCAGAAGGCCCGGTCGGTGCGTCCGATGACGCGGGATTCGGGGACCACGACCACGTCGAAGCCCTTGTCGCCCGCGGCTTCCATGAGCCGTTTCAGGTCGGGGCGGTCGGCAGCCCTCAGACTGCCGCTGACGCCGGGGTCCTTGTAGGTATCTACGAGATCCCAGCCCTTGGACTCGATGTACTTCAGGCCGCGCTTCTCGCCGAAGGTGAGGCCGTAGCCCTCCACCTGCTCCTCCGTGCTCACGCGCAGGTAGAGCACGGCTCGCAGGCGCGGGCGCTGGTAGGCGTCGATCACGTCGAGTGCGGCCGTGAGAGCCTTGCTCATGTCAGTCCCCTCCGACTGGCCAGGCCCCGGAGCGTGTCAGCGCTGCCGGGGTCATCCGTGCGGCGGATTATGCCGCGTCGCGGGGCGCTGCGGAGCCGAACAACATGTTCATGAGCTTCAGGTGCCGCTCGGCGGAGCCGGTGGCGTCCGTGACCTTCCAGGTGACGGACAGGTCGGGCGCTACGCCCGACTGCTTCAGCCAGTCCCGGGCTTCGTCCGGGCTGGGTATGCCCTCAGGGGCTGACGGGGTCACCCCGCCTTCGGCGTTCTCGCTCACGCTCGCCCTCGTCCTTCCATCGGTGCGCCGTGTTCTTGCTGACTTCCAGGTCCGCCGCGATTTCCTCCAGGGACATGCCTGCCTCGTAGCTGCGGGCCACGTGGACAAGCTTGTCCAGCTCCGCCCGGCGCTCAAGGGCGGCGAACATCCGCAGTTCGGCCCTGAGGGCCTGTTTCCGCTCCGGCGGAAGGTCGGGAGTTGCCCTGCGGGGCACGGTTTGCTCCAGTTTGTTAGGCAGATCGAACACGGAATGCTGATTCCGCTACCGTTTTCCCTGGTAGCGGCGCTCCGCGCACACCGTATCTCACGATAGATCTAACAAAAAAGACCGAACATACCTTCGTTGGCCAAAGCTTGACCCGAGCGTTACCCGGCTCTGCGCCAGGGGCGCAGCCAGTCCGGGCCCCATCGCCGCACGCCAGAGGCATGCAACGCGCGTCGGTAGAGGCGCACGTTCTTGGAGAGAACGTAGAGACACGATCCCTTGCGTCCGCGAGCGTGGTCCGCCATCAGGCGGACACGGACCAGTCCCGGCGGGCAGTCAGCCCGCAGGGCCCTGCCGTACATGGGCAGGCCCCCGGCCGTCGTGCACAGCACGGGGGCACCACGGGGAAGCGTCACGTCCGCTTCCTCTCCGCCAGGATCTTCTCGCCCTTGGTGGCCTTCGCCTTGATCCCGGACTGCGATCGGTCGCCGACCATGTAGGCGATGTCCGCCTGGCTCAGGCCGTCCTCGGTGGCCTCGTAGACGGCCACCAGGATGTCCTCGGTGGCCTTCTGGACGAGCTCGGTGAGGCGCTCGAATTTCCGGTCCCAGGCCCGCCGCTTGGCGCTGCTGGCGCTCACGCGGCCTCGTTCCTTTCGTGGACCAGGCCGGCCACCTGGGCCAGGGTCTCCGTGGTCATGTGCCGCAGGACCGGGAGCACCCTGTCTTCGGCGTGGGCGTTCCACGCCTTGGCGATCAGGCTGTACACCGCGTCCCTGTTCTTGGTCCCGGACAGAGTCCCGTGGGACAGGAGGAACCGGTTCCGCAGCTGGTTCCGAGGGTCGGTCTCGGCCAGGTTGGCTCCGGTGAGCAGGCCGTCCAGCCAGGAATCGATCCGGCCGATGTGCTCGGTCCGGGATGCCTGGGCCACGATGGCCAGGTGGGCGGACCCGGGGATGAACGTCCTCAGGCGGACGTTGGTCACCTCGGTGCCGTACCAGCCCAGCTCCGGCCAGTCCCTGACCACCGCCACAATCTCCGGAGTGGTCACGCGAGCGAAGCGCGGCATGCTCCAGCGGTCCCCGTCGGCGAGAGCCGCCAGGTACCGGGCTGCCCCCGCGACCAAGGTCGCGTTGGGCACGTTGAGCACGTGCGCCGGGACACGCTTGTAGCCCTGGTCCACGACATCGAAGATGTCGCGGGACTGGTTGGGGCAGACCAAGAAGCGCTGCGTCGTACCCGAGTTCGCCACCGCCTTGAGGCGGTGCTGGGCACTGATGATGTAGCCCTCGGTGTCGAAGATCATGGGTTCGGGCGTCTCGCGCCAGCGAGACGGCACCGCCTCCATGTCCTTCTGGTACTTCCCGGCGATCGCCTTGGACAGCTTCCGGTTCAGCGGGTGGTTGCGGTAGCTCAGCCAGTCGGACGCCATGTCCGGCGTCACGACCATGACCCTCGGCTCCGAGGGGAGCCGAAACTTCGAGCCGGAAGGCTCCAGGGGCTCGCTCACCGCTCGCTCGCTTCCGCCATGATCTCGACCGGCAGGACGCCCGCCGCTTCGGCGGCGTCCAGGAGGCGGTTCCAAATCCCGCACCAGTTCTCGCGCTCCGCGATCTGGTCCAGCACGTCCACGCTGGCGGGCAGTGCCCGCAGGATTAGCGTGGCGTCCTCCTTGTAGCCAGAGGCGTTGTCCGCGATCCAGCGGACCAGGGGGTCCGCCGACTCCGCCAAGAGGGGCCACGCGTCCCTGTATGCCGCCGTGAGGAAGCACTCCGGGCAGCCCTTCTTGTCGTGGGTGCCATCGGCGGCGTAGTAGTCGGTCTCGGGCATGGCCTCGGCTCGCCCCTCTGCGGCGTCGACCGCCGCCAGGTACTTCTTCACTTCGTCGTACATATGTCCGCCTCTCCTCCGGATGGAACGAAAAAGCCGCCCCATGCCGTGGGCGGCTCTCGCGGGAGCGCGGGATTCGAACCCGCTCGCACCGGCACAGCCGGTGCTTTACCGCGCCCCCGTCGGGGCCTCTCCATGAAGAAGCCCCTGCGTCTCCTAGGGCGCAGGGGCTTCGGTCTTGCAGGGCCTCAGACTTCGAGGCCCTTGGCGAACTCCACGAAGGACGCCCATGCGTCCCGCTCGAAGAGCAGGGTGGCGCCGTCGGCGCCCTCCTTGCCGTCCTTCACACCGACGGAGCCGGCGGCAGGGCGGGCGACGTAGACGCAGTCGGAAGGGTCGCTGTACGTGGACTTGACGAAGTCTGCCCCGTTGAGAGTCCCCAGCATGTGTCAAGTACCTCCTGGATATACGTGCGGCTGTCGGCGGGGTCCATGGCCGCGCCGACCAGGTCCGAGAACATTCCGTGCAGTCTGGCGATGTCCTCCGATGCGACGGTATACCAGCCGCCAATCAAGCTCTCCAGGTGCCCTACGACCGGGCCGGGATCGAGGTGGAACACCTCGAAGGGCTCGATCGCTCCCGGCTGGGAGATGGTCTCGGGGAGTACCTGGATCACCAGATTCCCGTAGTCCTGCCCCATGGCGAGCAACTGCCGTAGCTGCTCGCCATGGCTGGGCAGGCTCATCACTGGCCGCGTGATCGCGGCCTCACCGATCAGGAACCACGCGTAGGTGCCCTCCACCCCGGCCCTGCGGCCGAGGAAAGAGGCCGCCCTGCGGCGTCGGTGCGCCACCCGGATCTCGATCTCGCCGATATCGAGCGAGGGGGTGCGCGATCTGATCGCGCTGGCGGCATAGGAATCGGTCTGGAGGAGTCCCGGAATCAGCGCAGGACTCCACTTGCGGTACGCCAGGGTGCACGCGTCCAGGTCCGCAAGGCGGTCGGTTTCCTCCGCGCCCATCCCGCCGGCTACCCGGCCCATGCCTTGTTGGTCCGCGGCCCGTAAGGCCGCGAGCGCACGCTTCGTGCGCATGCCGTTCTCGTCCATAACTCCCTCTCCTGAGCTGGATTTCCATCATGGCGCCGTACACGGCGCGTTGTCACGGCCTGGTGGCCGGATCCTCTCCGTGTGGGTGAATCCCCCTGGCCTCCGGAGAGGGGGAGGCCAGGGGAACGTGTGGCCGTAGGGCCAAGGGGCCACGCCGCAATGCCGTGCGGCGTGGCCGATGGTCCGGCGGTCGGATCAGGTCAGGTCCGTGTACCGCCACTGTGCGGCGGTGGAGACCCACCGAACGGCGTGCCGGTCGGAGAAGATGCCGTCCTGCGCGATCCAGACGCTCAGATCGTCCTTCTCTATGGCGTTGAGCGCGGCAGCGAGGATGCGCCACCGGTCCACCGCATCCAGGGCCCTGATGGTGTCTCCCAGGGTCTTCATGACCGCGTCGCGGTCGCCCTCCAGGGCGCTCACAGGTCGCCTCGGGCGATCTTGGCCGCCAGGTCGTTCAGCACCTCGAAGGTGTGAACGTCTATGTCGTGGTCCAGGTACTTGGGCGCGGCGGCGCGCACGGTGTCCGCCACGTCGTGCAGCACGTCCGCGCGGATCTCGGCGGCTTCGCTCTCCGTCAGGAGAGCCCACGCTGCGGCGCTCACAGCTCGTACGCCTTCACAGCCTTGCCGAGGCGGTACAGGACCGCCACGGTCAGGGCGTTGCCCTCCCGGTCGGTCACGTCGTGTTCCGTGGCCGTGTAGCCGTTGTCGCACAGGATCGCGATCTCGGCCCGGTACTGGGCGATGCCGCCCAGCGTGTAGTTGAAGAACCGGTCCTTGACGCCCAAGTACTCGATCTCGGGCTTGTGCAGTGTGACCATGGTGGACCCTCTCCTTGTCCAAGCTCCATGTGGAGCCAGCGACGTGCCGGGCATCCCTTCCCGGCACTCCGCAAGCTCAGCACGACTTGTGCTGCTCGCATCCTGCGCAGTTCTCGCGCACGAAGCGTGCCCAGTCCTCCGGCAGAGGACTGGTCTGTTCCCGGACCGCATCACGTTTCGATGACTCGCGGTCCGGCCCTGCTCTGTCGCACTCCCCGATCTGCATGCACTGCCCCCTGAGAGGCTGGACCCGCGCACACGCTGTGCGCGGTTGGGCGGACTGTCCAGCCAAGGAGCCAGACCCCGCAGGGGGTACCGCCGAGGCGCCGGGGGGTTGGCGCGGGGCGGTTGCGGGGTCTGGCAGCTTCGTGGGACAGGGTCAGTCTCTTGCAGGGTCCAGGATCGAGGCGTAAAGCGCGATCTCCTCGGGCGTGGCCTCCACTGGGTCATCGCCCTCCCAGGGCTCCCACAGGAGCCGTACACGGATGTGCGGCTCACCCCAGGCGTTGCCTTCGGCGAACGCGATGCTGTCGCCGTCGGCGATCAGCTCATCCCAGTGCCCACGGCACAGGTACAGGCCATCGGCCTTGCGTTCTCCGCAGAACACGGGCATGCCGTACGAGATCTGCTCGCCGCAGATCATGGAACCGCGCCAGGGTTCGCGTGGCAGAGTCTTGGGGGTCACTCGGAGTCACCTACGACCTGCATGAAGATGCCGTGTGCGTGCTCGACGCCGCACAGGCCGTCCATCGGGTCGGTGTCCCGACCGCACGGGCACCCGCGACGCTCGGCGTCCACCAGGAACTCGGCGTCGCTCCGCAGGTCGAACGAGCCCAGGAGTTCCCCGGTCTCGACCCACACGCGGTATTCGGTACTGTTGTTCACGGTCCCGTCCTCTCCTACGGTTCGCGGGATCAAAGAGGGCCGCTTCCCATGCCGGCGGGGCGGCCCTCGTCTGTGCACTGCAAGTGCAAGGGGCTGTACACAGCGTGTACAGCCGATGCGCGGGCAGGGTGTTACTGGCCTCGCCAGTAGGCCAGAGCGCCGGCGATCACCTCGCCGACGGTCTTGTCCTCGTCCTCGTTCCATTCGTTCCAGCACTCATCCAGCCACGCGGCGAACGGCCGCGCGCTCTCTTCGGGCAGAGCGGCCGTGTCCCGGAATACGTGATCGAAGATGTCCGCTTCGGCGCCCTCCGCCACGTCAGTGGCGGGAGCGTCAGGGTTCAGTTTGTCCATGGTCACTCAGCCGTCAGGCTCTCGGCGATGATGCGCCAATCGATCTTGGCGAACTCGTTCCGCGACATGTCGTCGCGGGTGCCTTCGACTGCTCCGGCCACGTTGTGTCCCAGCGCGTCCAGGTTGCTGTCCCAGAACCAGCCGGCCACCCACTCACCCAACATCACGCCGGTGGCGTCACGCCTGGCGTAGTCAAGAGCGGAGCCATACAGCTCGTACGTGTTCTCCAGAAGGAGCGACATGGTGTGCGTCGCCCAGTCCTGGCCGTTGAACATCTTGTCACTCATGATCAGGTCCTCTCCTACCGATCACGTCTTGCGACTGCAAGACCAAGGGGACCACCGTACGAGACGGTGGTCCGATGGCCGTACAGGGCTACCACCAGTTCGTGGCGTAGTCCAGGTGCCGGCTCAGCCGGCAGACCAGGGCCGCGGCGTACCGCGGCGCCCGGAAGCGGTACGGGATCCACGGATCGTCGGGCAAGCGCATGTCGTACACGTAGACCAGGCGCATGTCAGGCGTCCATGAACGTGCCGTCGGAGTACTGACCGTTGCCGTAGCGCTCCACTCCTTCAGAGTGGGCCGCGGAGTAGTACGTGGCGACGCTTGCGAAACGAGCGGGGATCTCCGGCGCCTCGTTTGCATCGCCGCCGTACGCCTCAACGAACGCGGCGTGCTCCCACCCGCGCTCGTGACCCATCTCGGTCGCCTCTGCGGCCAGCGCCGTGCTCTCGTTCAGGTTCTCGCTCATGAATCAGCCTCTCCACTGCTCATGCATGCGGTGCGTGGTCACATCCACGCGGGAAAGAGCTGTGCGCACGTGGCGCACAGCAGGCGGCCGAGGATCCGACGCCATCCTGCGTACTCGCTCGGCCGTGATCCAGTGATGCCGCACTGGCTGCACTCCATCGAGTGCTCCTCTCATCAAAGAGGCACGGAGTGAGCCGTGCCCCCATGACGAGACAGGGCCCTGTATGGGCCCTGTACGTCGTTGGTTGCGACCCTTTGGGGGTCGCTGCGCCTACCGGGCCCTCCGGCTCTCACGCGGCTGTCTAGGCGGTTCACCCTCTGAGGCTTAGCTACCTGCCAGCTGTCCGGCTTCCGGGGCCGGCGCCCTGCACGCCCCCACAAGGGGCGGGTCATTTCAAGGAGTCGCAGTGTCTGGTTCCGGCCTGTTCGGCGTTCCCCTTGCTGCTGAGGAAGACACTACGCATGTCCCATCGATCGAACAATGGGAACGATGGCAAAGGCATGGCAAAGTGTGTAGATCACGTGAAGTCACCAGGTCTGACCAGGTAGTTCACCGATGAACGACGCCTCATCTCAGGATGTGGCGTCCCACCTGTGAGGAGATTTGATCTCCGTAGTACTCGTGAGCCTCTGGCTCAACATGGCCTACGGGCAAGGCGCTGTGCGCCTGCCAGCGGCCCTCTCGGGCATGTGGGTGGGGAGTTGGACCGGCAACGGTCCACGGAGCCCACACGCAGTCTTCTGGCGGGGTGTGGGCACAGCGAGGCACGTCGCACAGCGAATGCCTCGCATGAGGTTGTACGCGGCCCCGGAAGGGCGCCATGAGGACTCGCCGGCCTGACGGCCGGGTCGATGGCGTAGCCATGATCATTTCGCGAGAGAAGCCTCTAGGGCGGCCGAAGGCCGCCACTGGTCATCCCGGAAGGGATGACACATCCCCCCTTCCGACAACGCCCCCAGCGGGGGCTGTCGGTGTACAGAGCGGCCGTGAGAGGCAACGGCCTCGAACTGCCCATGTCCCATGATCGAAAGATCATGGTCCCCCTAGTGCCGGCCGTCAGGCCGGCCATGGTGGCCGTAGGCCACAGCGGGGGAGGTGTGCACAGCACACCGACCATGCATGCGTGCACCTGCTGCTCTGCGGCAGCAGTGCACATGATCAAGAACTACTCCCCCTAGGCGGGCCTCGCGGCCCGCCATGGTGTGCCGACAGGCACACACCAGTGTGTGCACCATCGGGTGCACACCATGTATATGGCGACATGGACCATGAC